TGGTTTGCCAATGGCTGTTGCAGACCCCACTATGCTGCTTACGTGGCCTATTGGTGGTGCTGTTGGTAAGGGTGCTCAGACACTGAACCTTGCTACTAAGCTTGGTCGTGCAGCCCCTGTGATCCAGTATGGTGCTGTAGGTGCTTTGGAAGCTATGGCTGACAACGCTATCTATGAGCAAGTCACAGGTGTCCACGAAGACAACTCTATGATCAACGCTGCTGTTATTGGTATGGCCCTTGGTGGTGCTGTTGGTGTATTCTCCAACAAAGCTGCTCAGCAGGGTAGTCTCTCAACAGTTGTTGACTCTTCTGACCGCCTACTCAATGCTCGTCAGGCTCAGGAAGTAAAGATTGCTACGGCTCTCCGTGAATCGGAAGAACTACAGGCACTTGACCGTGAAGGTAAGGATATTGAACGTCTGCTTGAAGAAGCTACAGCAGAACTTACTGCCGCCCGTGCGGTAGACAAAGAAGCTACTGCTGCTTCCCGTGCTGCTACGGTCCAAGAACTTAATGGTCAAATCGAAACCCTCACCGCTGCTCGTAAATCAAACGAGCTTCAGATTCGAAACCTTACAAAAGAGATCGAAGCTGATGCGAGTACTGTTAAACGTGCTGAGGCTCAGATTGCAGATATCAATCAGACAGCTCGTTTTGTAGATACAAAGACAGCTACGGTACGTGGGCTTGAAGAGGCTATTAACTTTCGTAAGCAGTTCCCTGATGGTATGCCGACTAAGTCGTCGTTTATTGAACAACGTGTAAATGCTTGGAAAGCTTCTGGTGATACCACACGTTCGCTCGAAAATGTTCGTAAAGAAGCACAGGCAGAGTTTGCACAGCTAAAGAAGCGTGTATCTGCTTTTGAAGAACCTACTACACAGCTACGTGCTCGTTTGGCTATGACCAACCGTGAGCTTAAGCGTCTCCAAACCAAACTGAACCGCATTGCTCCTACTGAAGAGCTTTCTACTACTATTCGTGATATGGAGCGTATGCTTGATAACTCACGTAACCGTTTGGCTATGAAACGTAACAACCGTGATGCACTCACAGCTACCAACAAAGAAACCAAGTCTACTATTGAAACCACCCGTAACCTCATTAAAGAGGGTCAGAAGGTTGTCCGCAATAAAGATATCCAGTTGTCTGATGGTACTGTGAAGCTTGGTGAGCTTGTTGATAAATACAAAGCCGATCTGTCCCCTGAAGGCATTCGTGCTTTGGCTAGTAAATATGAAAGCATTCAGGCTGACATTAACCAAATGCTAGATGGTAAGTTTAGTGGTCTAAAAAGCTTGTATGGCGTAATTGAACGTAAGCAAACATTTATTACAAAGCTTCAAAAAGAGCTTGATGATATTGATTTGTATCGTGACAATATGGCTGAGTCTCCCGCATTTAAACGTATCCCGTCTTGGATGCAGAAGATTCTTATTAGCCCTATCGAAAAGCTGATGGCATCTGAGAATGCTATGGTTCGTGGCCTAGCCCAAAAGCTACATGCTGGTACACTTCACCACGGCAAAGCAAACACAATGAATGCTTTCAATCGTCGTCGTATATTGGATGCACAACACAATCAAATGCTCCGTAATATTAAGTCTGATTACTCCGAAGCTCTCAAAGATGGAAGCTTTAAAGGTTCTCTGGACGAATACTACGATGCTGTGGGTCGTGAAGCGTTTAAAACAACAGGCGCTACGCAGCGGGCTGCTTACTCTGAAAGCTATGCTGGTGATGTACCGTGGTCCGAGCGTTTGACTAATGCTGAACAGCGTCTCTCTGGTTACTCACGTGAGTACTCAACTGGTAACAAGCATCTACGGAACTCTGTAGATTCTGTCCTTGATTACTACGAGGGTATTCACAAACGTGGTTCTACTCTTAAGATGGACGCCTTTATGGGCTCCCTCAGCAAGGGATACATGAACCGTATGTACTCCAAAGAGGCTATTGAAAAGCTTGGTCGTGATGTTGCTATTAAACGTCTTGTAGAAGCACAAGAAAAGTTTGCTATTGCCACCAACAAGCCTTGGGGCGACACTGAGCTTGCAGATGCTCTTGAGATGGCTACTAAAGCTATTGATGCATCTCTTGATCCTGCCGCCCGTGCTAACATGATCACAAAACCCCTTGGTGTTGAACAGGCTGCTGGCACATCTGTGTTTAAACAACGTACTATTGATGCGTTTGACGATGATCTTATTGATCTTCTAGAAACAAACATCGATGGTTTGTCTACGATGTACACATTTAAAACACATGGTCGTATTGCCCTACAGGAAGCTGTTGGTAAATACAAAGATGCTGATCTTGAAGCGCTGATTATGGCTTCTGGTGCTACTGGTAAAGAAGTAGATAGACTGCGTGTTGTCATTGACACAATCAAAGGTATTCGTGAGATTGATAAGAACCCAGCACAGCTTGCAAGTCGTGTGACTAAAGCTCTGTCATCTTATTCGTCCCTTATGCACTCTATGGCATTTGGTGTGTCGTCTATGACCGAGGTTGCTGCTATTGCTGGTGAGTTTGGATTAGGACGTACCCTAAAGAACTTTATTGGTGCTCCACGTGATGTATATAACATGTATAAGCATGGTACACCGCGTGATAAGAACACAATTGAGTTGTTTGCTAACTTTGGTGACGCTCACTTCAGTAACCGAGCCAACCGCTACGATGCTGATACTGGTTTTGATAGCGTAGGTCGTGTTCAGGCCTTCTTGGATAAAACAAACCACTATGGTTCTGTGTTTGGTGGTCTATTGCCCGTCACAGATGCTCTTCGTATGACTACTGCATCGCTAACTGTAGACTTCCTTGCTCGTATGAGTGTCAAGTCAAACATTAGCAGTGCTGATATGAAGCGTTTGTTGGACATGGGCTTTGATCAGGCTGACCTTCCACGTATCCGTGACGTTCTTAACGTATCTTCGGATGGTCGTATTAACAATATGGACCGTGGTACGTGGGGCAAGCTTGACGAAGAGATGCAAGCTGCTGTTCAAATCACAATGGACCGTGTTATCCTTGAACCTTCTGGCGCTACACTCCCAGCATTCATGACTGATATGTCTGGTGGTGCGTTTATTCCCCGTATCTTCACCAAGTTTATGCGTTTCCCTTTGGAATCTATTGAACGTATGACTTACCGTGGTATGCAGGAGATGGACGCTAAGCGAGCTATTGGTATTGCAACTAACGTAGCCATGTGGTCTGCCGTACTTGCTGCTAAAGACGCACTGCGGAGCGAAGACAAGCAGATTTACGCTAACGAAGAAAATCACATGACGTTGCTTAAGGATGCATTCCTGTACTCGTCTGTTGTTGGTGGGATCACTACGGTAGCTGACCTTACTTCTGGTATTGTTACTGGTCAAAACCTCACAAACGACTACCAGTTCCGTTGGGGTGGCGTTGTTCTTAGTGATATCGGCAAACTACAACGTGGTAATCCTACGTTTAGCCTCCCGCTATATACAGTAAACATTGGTGAGGCTGTTGGTGCCGCTGGTACTACAATAGGCTTGATTGAAGAAACAAACAAATAATCATAGGGGCCCCTTTGGGGGCCTCTTACCATATTACTAGTTAAACTATGCGTAGTCACTGACTAGCTAAGAGATAGGACAATCTATGGCGTATACTCGATCACAATTTGTGCTCAATCCAAATACTGCTCCCACAGCTGTAGCAAATGCTGTTGGTCGTTCTGCAATTGCAGATGCTGCTAACGCTGCTACAAATATTATTGGGCAGGTACAAAATCTACAAGGGACTAAGATTCAAAACGAGTCCCGTGAACTTTCTATGCACACTCAAATCTTGGCTGCTCAGGCTGCTGATGACCGTCGAGTGATTGCAGAGCGTGAAGCTGCGGCTGCACGTGCTAAAGCTGCTGCTGATACAGACGCCCTTCAAGGCTATCTAGAGCGCCGTGCTGCTGTTGGACTAGAATATGAAGATGCTCTCCGTGTTGCTGGTGAAGACGCAGAGGCACAGCGGGCTGCTCGTGATGCTTACGTAGGGTCTATGGAAGAACTGTATGGTGTCCTTCCAGAAACTGTTCAAGACCGTGTGTTTACTTCACAGCTAGAAGCTGTTACGGGTGCTGAATCTACTTATCGTGGTAACCTTCACTCTATTTCTGTAGGCCAGTTTAACCAGCAGGTAGAATCCTTTGCTCTTGTTACACAGGGCATGGGTATGTCTCCAGATATGGTGTCTCAAACCTATAATGCTATGTTAGATCGTGGCGCAGAACTTGGTTTCTCACGTGACGAAGTAGCTTCTGTTATTTTCAATAACGAACGTAACTATGTTCTGTCTACTGCTGATTGGGACAATAAATCATTAGACGAAAAGTTTGCTTTTGTTGATCAATACGAATCCCGTATTAAAACCCTTACTGACAACGATCCCTACCTTCAACAAAAAGCTTACACAGCATCTTACATCGATACAGTTGAAACACTTCGTACTGCTGCTCGTGCTGAGCTTGAGGGTCGTGTAACAGACGCAGTCGCTAACCGAGATAAAGAATCGTTTGATAAATATCTTACTATGGGCCGTGAGAACGGTACATTTAACGATTATAGTGCTGGTCAACAACAGCTTAAGTTTACCGCTGAGCTTATTAAGTTTAACTCTGATTCAGGGCGGCAAGCACAGGCTGCTTTTGATGATGAGGGTAACCGTGGGTTTATTCCAACAGCTGGTCTGTATCTCCCGAACGATCCTCGTGCAGCTAAGTATAGTAAGCTGCTAGAAGACCAACTTACACTTGATGTTGGTAACCTTCAGGACGCAGAAGCCATTAGCCGCATTATTGCACACGTTGATGGTGGTTCACCTGAAGCAACTAGGGTTCTTGCAAAAGCACTTGATGCTCAGGTTGCTGGTATTCGTGCTCATCTAGAAGATCGTAAAGACCCTAACACAGAAGAGGGTCAGCTTTGGCAAGCACAGCTAAACGAACGTATGTCTAGCTACGAAACCCTACAGGGTATCGGCGGCAATATCATGACGCAAGAGCAAAAAAATACGTTCAGTACCGTACAGAGCCTTATCCGTGCTGGTGATTACGTTAACCCTGTTCTACTAGAGCGTAGGGTTGAGGATGCTGGTAACAACATCGCCCCTCTTAATACTACCTCTAACCTAGGACGCTGGATTAACGAAAACGTATCGGCTGATGATGCTCGTTCTGCTCTTAGCTTTGGTGCTGCCTTGCAAATGGGTGGTCTTGATGAGTCTCAGATTAAAGACATCATTGGTAGCTCGTATACTTATACAAACCTAGGTGCTGCTGCTACTTGGTCTCTTCCTGCAAGAGATATTATGACTGCTAATGGTATTGCAACTCCAGAGGTTCAGAAGTTTGCTGAGGAAGTTCTTACAAACCCAGACCTAGACATCCTGCCTCAGGAATACATCGACCGTATTCAGATGGTAAAGAACGGTGAAAACTTCCGCTTTATCACTATGGGCGGTATGCTTGTTGCTGCTTCTGACTCCAATACTGTTTCGATCCCACTTACCCCAGAACACTGGAAGATTATTGGTGATCAGGCTAAGTATGATTACGACATCTCTCAGCAAAGCCTACCAGATCGGGTAAAAGACTACACATCGATGGATGTAACTTCTGAAGTTGGTAGTGTACTGGAGCCGATGATTGCTGATTATGGTTTCTACAACTCCGCTGCTGGCTTTGACGCTATCACACAGTTTAGTGAAAGCCTTACTGCTATTGGTGATCGTCAAACTGCTGCTGGTGAAGCATTGAAGACATCGTTGCTTGAGGGCCGTGATGAAAGCCTAGCTGCTGACTCGTATCTTGAGAGCACTCTGCCTAACGTCATGGATGTTGTCAAACTGCAAATGGGTAGTAACCTAACGCAAGAACAATACAATCAAGTAGAACAGTTTATTCTTGATGAGGGTAAGAGCTATCTTCGAGAAAACGATACGCTCTTTGGTCGTTCTACAGACGGTTTGTTTGAACATCTTTCACAGGTAGCTATTCGTTACTCTGGTGCAGACAACCGTACCATTGAACAGCGCCGTGAGGCTTCTATTCAACAGGCTCAAACTGCCCTTACACAGGCTCAGGAAGCTTACGACAACTCTACCTTCTTTAACAAGTGGAGTGCACGTAATGAACTCCGTGCTGCTCAGTCAAACTTGTCTGCTGCTGAGGCTGGTTACAAGACACCACAGTCTGCTGGTGCTGTATTCCTGTCTAATGGCGAGGTTGTACAGCGTATGGGAGATGCTTCTATGGACTCGACAGGTATGCCACTTAATGTTCGTATTGCACAGAACAACCTTGCTGCTGCACAGGCTGCTGTTGAGGCTGCTCAGGCAGAGTATAACCGTCAAGACCCCGATGGCCCACGTGTTACTGCTACACGCCGCCTAGAACAGGCACAGGCTGAGCTTGAACGTGCTCAGAACCGTTTTGATGCCGTAAATACTGGACGATAACAATGACTAAAAAAGCAAGTATGGATGAGCTGAATAGCCTTCATGCTATGGTAGCGGAACAACTCGCTACTAACCTTGACGACCCTAAGGTATTGTCGATGGCAATCAAGTTTCTCAAAGACAACGAGATCACCGCTGACATCCTAGAGTCCGAAAGCATGATGAGCTTGACAGATTCAATCAAAAAAATCGCTGCTGATGCGGACAAGAGTTCGTTCTCGGTAGAAGACATGCTCGGAAAGGCTCACTAAGAGCCTCGTACAGCGCCATCTAGAGTTTTGGGTAGGGTTACCTGCCTACGGCCCTAGATGGCCTCCTACGGGGCTCTCCGTGGCTCTACGAAGCTAAAGGAGATTATATGAACCAAGACGAGATTAAGTTAGCTATTACCGACTTCAAGGTATTCTTGAAGATGACATGGGAGCACTTACGTCTTCCCCCGCCTACCCGTATGCAATATCACATTGCAAATTACTTACAAGAGGGTCACAAACGATCACAGCTTGAAGCACTACGTGGTATTGGCAAGACATGGATCACAGGTGCCTTTGTTGCTTGGCGACTACTACGTGATCCTAACGAAAAGATTCTAATTGTATCGCAGTCAGGTGCTCACTCTGACAACATCAGTATCTTCATTAGGAAGCTGATCGATACTATGCCGATCTTAGAGCATTTGCAGCCTCGTGCTGACCAACGAAGCTCTGTGATTGCATTTGATGTGAATGGTGCTGAGGTATCCGTTCAGCCCTCGGTTAAATCCTTGGGTATCACATCCCAGCTACAGGGTAACCGTGCGTCCCTACTGATCTCTGATGACGTTGAAGGTGTACAAAACTCTGCTACTGAGAAGCGTAGGCAAGACCTACTGAACCAAGTAGCTGAATACGAAGCTATCCTACAGACATCGGACAAGGCACAGATTCTTGTGCTAGGAACTCCTCAGAGTTCTGAAAGTATTTATAATAGAATGAGGGATAAGGGCTATGTTACCCGTATTTATCCTGCTCGATATCCTGACAATATTGATGTGTATAATGGTTGTTTGGCTGATTACCTTATTGAAGACATGGCTAAAGAACCGTCACTAGTAAACAAATCAACGGATAGTCGATTTAGTGATGAAGACCTAATGCAGCGAGAGTTGTCCTATGGACGCTCTGGCTTCAAACTACAGTTTATGCTTGATACGACCCTGAGTGATGCTGAGAAGTACCCACTTAAGAGCCGTGATCTAATTGTTACTGACCTAACGCCTGAGACAGCCCCTACAAGGCTCGTATGGGGGTCACAGAGCTCCAACTCTATCTCTGAGCTACCCAACGTAGGCTTTACAGGAGACACGCTCCAGAGGCCCTCTGTGCAAGAGGACTATGGTAGCTACGAAGGAAGCATTCTTGCAGTTGACCCTAGTGGTCGTGGTAAGGATGAAATGGGTTGGTGTATTGTTAATCACCTCCTTGGTAAAGTATTCGTACCTGACTTTGGTGGTATTCATGGGGGATATACTGAGGCTAACTTGGTGTTCCTTGCTGAGAAGGCTAGGGAATACAAAGTCAATAAGGTTGTAGTAGAAAGCAACTTTGGTGATGGTATGTTTAATAGCCTCTTGGCTCCTGTGATGAATGCTATTTATCCAGTATCGATTGAAGAAATAAGAAACAATATTCAAAAAGAAAAACGAATAATCGATACGCTTGAGCCACTCATGAACCAGCATAGGCTTGTGATGGACTATAGTGCTCTGAAAAGGGACATTGAGTATGGTCTGAGTGAGCCTAAGAACATTTACTATTCCTTATTGTACCAGATGACACACCTGACTCAGGAGAGAGGCTCACTGGTCCATGACGATAGACTTGATGTGTTGGCTTTAGGTGTTCAGTACTGGAACGACTATGGTATCCTCAAGCAGAATAGTGATGATGCATTGGGTTTGTATAAGAAGAAGATGGTGGAAGATGAGCTTAAACGAAGAGCTAATATCTTCCGTAGTAACCACATGAAGAAATCGTCTGCTAAGCCGAGCTTACAGCGGTTGAATGCATACAAATAATAACAACAATTGAGTGATCCTTAGGGTACATTATGAGGTGTGTCTTTTGGGTCACTTTCAATAGACGGACATATTAGAAAAGGAAGGCAAAAGAAGCTTATATATAGAGCATATCTTAAGGTTCGCTTTCGGTTTGCTTTCGGTCTCTCTTAAGACGATGTTAGGTTTCCTTTCGGTTCGAAAGTACGAGGTTAGGATTCGTATGGATCACCTAGGGGCAGAGCATGAAGGTGCTAAAAAAATACCAAAAAGATCGTGACTGGGAAAC